TTGACTCCTTAATATTATTTGTTTTTCAGTAACGAGAGGAAATTCTTGAACTCACGAACCTGCGTTTCATATTGATACGCACGTGGAGCACGTTTGATTTCAGTCTCTATTTGTTCAATTTCTTGAGCTTCAATGATGCCATTATTCCAGACCCACTCTACACCTTCCATAATACCATTAACGAAAGCTTGCGGGGCAGATGGGTCTTGTACGATATCAACCGTATTAAGCATAAAGTCATCTTTGACGTACATCGTACCGTTACGTTGCTCAAGGCTACCCATACCACGAGTTGAGACACCTAGTTGAACACCACCTTCAAGTAAACCTTTTACGATATTACCCATTGGAGTATCCAAAATTCGTGCCTTACCCATCACATTGTTACCTTCCATTTTCAGGTCAGTAATGAGATGGGATACTTTATCCAAGTTAACAGTTGGTCCATCAGGGTGATTTAACTCACCTACCGCTCTGTTCTTGGAAACTTGATCTGTGACATATTTACCTACAGCCTTTTCCATAATAGCTTTTGGGTAAACACGTCCATTTCGGTTCTTAGATTCAGCCATAGCGAAGATACCCTCAATCAAGTGAGTCTTCGTACCATCTTCTTTCTTTTCCACGATGCATTGAACATCGGTTTCTTTGTACTCAGTAATAAGCTTCATCTACATACCTTTATATTGTTTGATGAACTCAACACCCATTTTCTCAGCTTCTTTCTGAGACTTATAGGTATCGAGTTTTTCTCCATCAATGTAAAGAACATAACCTTTGTTAGTCTTATGTATCATGACTTGATACTTCCCGATCTTTTTGTCATAGACATGATCACCGGGAGGCATTTTCTTTTTTTCTCTAATACTTTTAAAACTTTTGGTCATATTCTTATTTTTACATTTATTTATACTAAAAAGATTTTTGGTATACTATTGTTCGTCATCTTCTTCGAAGTCCATTTCATATTGGTCTTCGTCGTCATCATCAAGTTCATCAATGGCTGATTCGATATCCTCTAAATCAGGATCATCGTCATCTAACTCTGCCTCTGCACCGTTAAACATTTGATCAGCCACATTAATCTTTTCTTGATCCAATGCGTCATTCATTCTTGTTCCCAAGATATCTTTGAACATTGGGGCTGCCGTTGCAAAGTCTTGGTCTACGATAGCATCTACCAAATCAGCTACTTCTGTCATTGTTGTTCATCCTCTTCTGTATTAATCTCACCGTCTTTGATTTCTTGTGCGATTTGATCTTTCATTTGTTTAATATCATCGTCATCAAGTTGTAGAACATTTTTCATAACCCACTCTTTAGAGAAGAACTCACCAACATACTGCTGTACTTGATCCATTGTCTGTAGACGGTTTGCAAGTAACTCAGCGTTCTTAAGTTCTGTAAAGTGGTTGTCCCTTATGTAGTCAACCTGAATATCATTCTTCCATTGATCCCAATCTTCCTCAGTGATCAATCCTTTCATGATCAGCTGTTTCTTTAGAATCTCTGTAAATAGTGTCGAGAACCTTTGGCGAAGTCTGTCAATAAACTTTTGAAACTTGACTTCATCTCTAGAAATCTCTGTCGATCTTCCCAAAGAGAACTGAGCTTCTTGTTCTAGTCTATTGATAGGAACATTAAGAGAACGGTATAGTCTCTTTTGGAAATAGATAATATCGTCAATCTGACCTAGATTTTCACCACCAGGTAATGTAGAAATCTCTGTACCCCTACCACCTTCTCTGCGTGGCAACCAAAAATCTTCAAGCATTGACATGTGCTTGCGGTCATCTCTGATTTTACCTGTGTCTGCATCATATACGAGTTTATTACGGTAACGTGCCATAATATCTTTCATATATGTTTCTGCTTTACCACGTGGTAAGTTACCAACATCGATATAGAAGATGCGTCTTTCAGGTGCTCTTGCAAGTCTATAGATGACAAGAGAGTCTTCCATCATACGCAACTGGTTGATTGGTTTCAATGCTTTGTGTAGATATGATACCACACGTTTACGATCTGCATCCAATAGACCAGATGTTACATAAGATACTGCGTCATTAGAAAGCTTAACGCCTTGTGTCATCCCACCAGGTTTTTCTTGGTAGATATAGAACTCGTTTACATTCTCTACCAAACTTGCACCAGTGGCAGGGTCTTTTTTCTTCTTGACTTCTTTTACTTTTCTAATCTTTGCAGCGTCAATGTTTCGAATCTCTTGAATACCTGCTTTTAGATTATTTTCGTCTACCACCAAGTGATGATACAGTCTACCATCGATGTACCAACGTCTGAAAATATCATGACCAAATTCGTTAAAGTTAAGCATAGAAACAACGTTATCAAACTCTGTTGTGATTTGTTTCTTTAGAGACTCGCTTACACCTTCAACTTTGTCTAGGATAAGGGATACTGATGATTCACCCTCTCCAGAAATAACTGATTCGTTTACAATATCTTCGATTGCAGCATCTACCTCTGGGTGTGTAGCAACTGCACGATATTGTCTGATATTCTGTAAGTTATCTTTTGCATGATCATCACCACCGATATTGACATATGTACCATAATGTGCACCTGCGGCTGTAACGTATCCTGCGCCATCCTGATCAGTAGGTGGAACAATAGATTGCAACTTCTCTTGAGAAGCATCCTTTTTACGTTTTATTTCAAACCCAAATAATGTAATGCCGTTTTGTTCAGCCATATTAAATCCTAGTATTAGAGTAAGAGGGACCACTACAGTCCCTCATAAGTTTTATTTATACTACCTTAAGAAGTAGTTGCCGCTTCCCAATACTGTACTTGGAACTCTACAGAGAAACGCTCAATAGTGCTTTCTGATGCATAGTTCAAGTCAATAGCTGATACTGCAGTTGGAAAACAACCTCTAAAGTTGTAAGTCTTCAATGTAGAACCGTCTTTACCAAGTTGCTCAACGACCAAATCTGCTTCGTAGTCAACAGGATTTGTTAGACCAGTATTAGCACTATGTGCATTCATACCATTCATCCAACGCTCCATTGCGTTACGAACATTGAAGTCTGTGTCGTTGATGATAGTTGGTGTCCATACATCGAATGTACGATCACCCGCCATTTTCAACTGACGACCACGGAAAGGAACAATGATTGTACCCATAGTGGAAGCAGGAAGTTGTGCTGCTTCACACAAGAAAGATGTAAGTTCTACATCTCCATTTGCATAGCCAGGGAAGTTGATAGTGGCTTTAAAGAGATTAGGTCTCGCTCCACCACCACGCAACTTGGCTTTAAAATCGTCTACGCCTAAAACTGCCATCTGTTATCTCCTTACACCGATAGTCCAGCGACTTCTTCGAAGTCAACACCTGATCTAACCGCTACAAAGTTTAGAGTGATGTAGTTGATAGAACGTGCTGGCTTGATAAAGATGTTCGCAATAAACTCGTTTCTATCTATAACCGCTGGCGTATTGTTTGTTTCATCGCATACGACTCTGAAGTCTGTGATACCTCTACGTCCTTTGATTTCTCTTAGGAATGGTTCTACGATGTTTACAAACTCTGCACGAGTAAACTCATCGTTTAGTTCAAACAATGTGTTTCTTGCAGCCAATGCGATTGCTCTTTCTACTACGTTGAATAGACGACGAACATTGATACGATCAAACGCTGATGGTCTGTTCATGTGTGTCTTGTCGCCATATAGTAGAATGCCTTGACCAGGCAAGTTAGCGATTGGGTTAATACCTGCTTTATACAATGTATCACGTTGTGCTTTTGTTGGTGTGTATGCTATTGCTGTTACACCCAAGTATGTGCCTCTACGTGAACCAGCTGGTGAGAACCATGGAGCTGAGTTAGCATCTGATGCTGCCATGATACCTGCTGTCGAACCAGATGCAGGAATAAAGATATACTTATCGTTATACTTGTCGTATACTTTCAACCAGTTATTATCTACGAATAGATATGAACTATATGTGTAATCTGCCACATCTGCTGTAGTTGCAGATACTGGGTCAGAGTTGTTTACTACTGAGTTCTTAGCAGGGGATGAAACAACAACACAATCTTTGCGAGTTGTGCCTGCTGTTGTGACCATATCATCAACGATAGTTTCTTGGTCAGAAGCGGTTGTCATACCAGGTGCAATCATAAAGTCAACTGTAATAGTGTCTTTATCATTGAACTGATCTAGGGCAGTCAAAAGATTTGCCGTTGTTCTAGTACCATCTGCGCCTGAAGCTAGTGAAAGTGATGCGTTTGAATCCAAAGCATCGTTTACACGAATATAGCTAGATTGTCTGTTGATAACATCTTTTTCATAGTTCGTTGAACCATCTGCTAGTGTTGCAGATGATGAACTAGATACAAATGAATATCTCTCAAGTACAGTACCAGCAGTACCTGTGATTACGCCATCTTCGTCAGTGACTAGAATGTGACGTTCACTACCTGTTGGTGCTCCATCAAACTGATTTGTGAATGATGCTGCTGCACTTGCCCATGTTACAGGGCCAGCAACTTCTACTTTAAGTGAGTTACCTAGTGTACCTGCATGTTTTGCAAATACATCTCCTGTCCATGTGCCTGCGTCCCAAGCATCATTGTTCTTGATAAGTGCAGCTGTTCCATCAGAACTTACTGCGTTTAATGCTCCTGAGTCTGCGACCCTAGAGACTTGAATTGCACTTGAGTATCTTAAAAAACTTGCTGCTGTATGAAAGTCTACAGCGTGTGCGTCATTGGGTGCACCGAATGTTGAGGCAAGTGTTGCTTCGTTGTCTACTAATGTAGCCTCTTCCATCGGACCCCAACGGAAACTCCCAGCGAATGCGCCAGTTGTAGACTGGACGTTTGGTACGCCACCTGTTAGGTCTACTTCCTTGACGATAATAGCTGGGGATTCGGAAGGTGCGCCTATTGCCATTTCTTGTTCCTTTTCCAGTAATCGAATTATATGTTTATCATAATACGGTTATATTCAATCACTTGTATTTATAACTTTTTATTTTTAGTATAAGCCGCCCCATTCTTCGACCCACTTTTTGGTATTCCATTCATCTCTCTGTTCTTCTTCTTGTACTTGTTCCATACCGTCATCAATAAATCCGAATGGCAGTACGTCATTTTCAATCTCTTGCATTCTTTGCTTGAACATCATATCTTTTAGATTTACGTCTGTGAGTTCTTGGAAATAGTTACCTGTTGCAAAATATCCAAACATCACTAAGTTCATCATCAAGTCATCATGGTTTCCATCAGATGCTTCATAGGATTGACCTTTGGCAACAAATGTGCTACACTCTAAGATAGTATTCTCATCAACAATGTCTAGCTTTTGTTCTTCTAATATGTCTTTGATCCCTGAGCAACCCAATCGTTTGACTTTACGATTCATTTCAATACCAAGTCTATTTGCCTTTACTGTAGACTCGATAAAGAGGTTTTCGTATTCTAACTCATGGTACAATCCGTTACATACGATACCACCTTGATCGTTTGATTCAACAACAACCCAAGCATCATTGTAAACTTTCGCATATTTATAAATAACGTTTGGGAAGAGTAATGGAGAAATATTATTATTGCGATATACAGCAACCTGTTTAAAAGGCCTTGTGCTAATATCGATCACGTTAAACGTACTGTAGTCCTGTCCTCTTCCCTTCGACACATCCACCGTCATTACATATTGATGATCTATCTCAGGCTCTCCATATATGTAAACGCTATTACCTTCCACAATCTTTTTTGGGGGCATCGCTCTAAAACTCATAAGAGTTTTTGCATTGATTAGAGTATCACCTGTGCCAAAGAATGTGTTACCAAACTCCTGATCAAACTGAAGTTGTGACGTATTGGATATCGTTGTTTTCTTCCATTCGTCATCACGACCAG